GTTCTGCCCGCCGCCGCCGCCGAAGATGCTATTCGTCCCGGTTACGCCGCCAAGCGGGTCGCCACCGACCCCGGTGTTTGCCCCGGCACTGAACAGCCCGCCGCCGCCCCCGCCGTTCAGGGAGCCACGGTCACCCCTGCCGCCGCCGTAAGCAAGCTGGCTGCCGAACTGGCCGTTGCCACCCGCCGCTGTGCCGATGGTCGATGCGCCCGGTACTACCACGGTTACGGCCGAGCTAAGATCAGACGCCCGGTAATAGCCGATAGAGCACGCGCCACCACCGCCGCCGCAGCCTCCCTGAGAGCCGCCGCCCGAGGCGCCGGTGCCCGGGCCACCTGCCCCCCAGACCATGGCGATCACCAAGGCGTTTGTGCTGATGGCCGACGGCTTGTTCCACGTGGTCGAGCCCGAGGAGGTGAACTCCTGATAGTCCCACGGAAGGGAACCCACGCCCCACACAGCGCGCTCGTCCCTGAGCATCGAATTGCCGATGATGGTGGTATCGGTCAGGAGCGTCAGCTGAGCCAGCGGGATATAGGACGTCGAGAGCGACGGGGCGACCGGGGCGGCTGCTTCCGTGCCGGTGAGGATCACCACCACGCCGTCAGAGCTGCGGGCGACGATGCGGTCAATGCGAGGGGCCGCCAGCGGCGCGGTGAAAGCGCCGGTGTCCTGTGCAGCCACCTCCGTCAGCGTTTGGCCGTCGAACAGCCAGCCAGCGGAGACGTGCACCGTCATGTTGCGGGCTGACGGGGGGCTCTGCTCAGTTACCGCGAAGGACGGGCCGAAGCGCTGCGCCACCACGAAATTGTTCTCAATGGCGGCCCGGTAATCTGCAGCGGCAGTGGATGAGGTGGACGCCGAAAAGGTGGTGAGGCTGAACGGCGCGACCGGGGAAAAGCTCATTTAGACACCCGTTGCTGAAATGTTGGCGGTGCCAGCAACGGCTGTGCCGGCATTGTAGAGGAAGATTGTGGCGCCCGTGGCGGTAATGGACACCGCGCTGCCACCAGTAGCGCCTGCGGCCGCCGGCGTCACCTGCACGTTGGGCGGGTTTCTGAACGCGGTCGGCCACGCGACGGCAGTGCCGCCAGCGCCGATTGCCACGGTTTGCAGCGTCTGCGTAACCGGCGGGTTGTCCAGCAACAGATCGAAGGACGCCAGAAACTCATCGACCGTGGTGTCGAAGGTGAAGCGCGCGGTGACGAACTCAGCGGTGACGTTCCCCGATACCCATGGCTCATAGGGGCCATAGGCGCCCGAGGAAGTCTTGTATTTGATTTCCTGAGTAAAGGCGGGGATATCCGTCTCGCCATAGGCAGTGGCGCTCTCCGCATCAGCCGTCAGCACTACGCGCATGTTGCCGTCAGCGTTGCTGTCCAGCTCCAGCGTCTCATAGACCGGGGCGGCGTAGGGGTTCGGCACGAACTGGTCGAACACCTCCCAGCCGTAAGTGCTGCTGAGGTTCTGGCCCTGCGGCAGCAACACGCCCGAGAAGTGGCGCACGACGTTGGTGCCGGTGCCGAACCAGTCTGGATCGTTTTGCTGCGCCTTGATCTGGTAATTGAAATTCTTGACCGTGAACGTGACGCTGCTCGCTGGGCCCACTTGGTCCGCCAGATCGTGGCCACGGATATAGAAGATCCACGTCCCCGGGGGCACGTTGGCGTGCGTCATTTCCGTGGCGCGGCTGGCGTCCGTGAGATAGGTGGCGCCGGCGACGGTGCCCGACGTGGGCCCGTAGAGAATGTCATAGCCCTTCAGCACGAAGTCGGGCAGGTCGTCCCACGTGAAGATCACCGGGCCGCCCTGCTGATTGACAGCAAAGTTCAGCACCGTGCCCGGGAGTGGCGGGCCTTCAATGACGTGCGCGTAGGCGGTGGCGATCGAGATATCCTGCAGCCCGCCGCCGTAGCGGTTGAAGGAGCAAAACTTCACGTAGACCGTCTGGCCGATCTGGCTCTTGTCGTAGGGGAACTCGAATATCTGCTCGTCCAGCCGGGCGAAGTTGTCGCCAATGCCATGGGCCGCGATCGTGGTGCCGAACTGGCCACGGCGCAGGTAGGTGCCCAGATCGTATTTGTAGGCCGCGGTCAGCGTCACCGCTGAGAAGCTGATGATTTCCGAGCCCACAAGGCAGGCGGTGTTGCCAAGGTCAGCGTCCCCGCTGGTGCCGGCCGTCATATCCCCGAAGCTCTGGGTGAGGTCGATCTTCAGCGTGTCCACGGTGTCCGGGTCGGCGTGGGAGGCCAGCACCGCGGTCAGCACGCCTTGGCGACTAGCGCCCCACTGGCGGCCGACAAAGCTGTAGGTGATACCATCCGTCGAGACGTAGACGTCCGCCCCTCCCCACGTATCTGCTGCGCCCGACATGGCGCACCAGACTTCAAGGCCGGTGTTGGTCGCCAGCTGCACGCTGGGCTCAAAGATGATCGGGGTGTTCACGCTGCCCGGATCTTCATTGTAGTTCGCCGCGTAGCCGGCATTGGTGCCGTATTCGTAGGTTTCCGAGTTGCTGACGCCGATGGCATATTCCTCAGCGATGAAGCTGAGCGAGTCGTCCTCTTGCTCCTCAATTCTCTGGATGCGGACCCAGTTGGTGCTGTTCAGCCCCAGCCGCGTATCGGTCACCGACACGATGTCCATGGGATCGAGCCACACATACCGGGCGTCCAGCTGGAAGGCGTAGGTGTTGCGCAGGCCTTCCTTCTGCAGCAGGAGCTGGGCGCTGATGCGGGCCACCGTAGGATCGCAGAACAGGTGCGCGGTCAGGCCGCCCGTGGGCCGGCGCCCGTAAAGGTCCAGCGACGCCTGATCGGTGCTGTCCACCATCGCCGCATTGTACTGGTTGCTGCGATCAAGGCACTCTAGCTGCACCACGTTCTTCTGGTCGCTGAGGCGCTTGCGCGTGACCAGCACGGGGTCAGCTGACGGGGAGCCGGAAGAGCCGCCCGAGCCAGAGCCCTGCATCTGGTAATCGTTATCGTCTAGGTCTTTCGACGTGGCGCTGGGCGCGGTGTAGGTGTGCCCGTTGGCGGTGACCGTCTTGTCCCCACGGGGCACCAGCTTGAGCGCGCCGGCGGACCAGACCAGCTCCGAATTGGTGAACCGGGCAATCTCCTCAAGGATCGCGCTGCCGGCGACGGCGTTGGTGTAGGACGGGCTGATGAAGAACCCGGTCGCCCAGCAATAGTTCTGGTAATTTGTCATCGCCGTGTCCAGCGACGAATAGGCGATCGAGACGGTGCGGCCGACGTCAGCGGCGTTGAACGTGTAGAGCCCGGCGGTGGTGTAGGTGTATTCGCTGGGGCCCGGGGAGGAGGCGACGCACGTGAAGAGCTCGTCCCCCACTGCCACATAGCAGCTCAGGTTGTCATCGAATGTTGCGCCATGCACCACGGTGATCTGATGGGCGCCGCCCGGGATTACCGAGTCCTCGCTGTAGGCGGTCAGCTCGCCAACGCGGGAGGCCGGGAAGCCCATGCCGTAGTTCACGTTGGTCAGCAGGTCCACCACCACCAGCGACGGGTCGGCGTCCTGCCCCTTGCCGTTCCACGCAATCGTCACCGATGCGCCACTGTCCGCGACGTTGAAGGTGTAGACGCCGGCGCTGACGCTGTACTGGCCCGCGGCTGGTGCGCCGCCCACCTTGACGTAGCCGGCCACTGAAACGTCGCTGACCCACATGCTCTGCGTGGTGCCGTCCGCCCAGAGCCGCGAGCCCGGGGTGATCGTGCGCGCGCCTGAGGTCGGGATCGTCGCCGTGGTGTAGACGATGCGATTCGAGAACAGCCCGTAGGTTTCGAAGGTGTGGGTGGGCAGGTCCGCGCTGGCGCCCAGCTGGTAGCTGGAGCCGCCCAGATAGGCCAGCCCGGTGTAGGGCCGCGCCTGTGTCGGATAGTTGGTGGTGACGAACCCCCAAGCCACCTGCGGGTAGGTGCCGAGGAACTGCGTCAGGCCCAGCGCTGAAAGCGTCGTGGGGCTCTTGGTCGCCCACACCTGCCCGAAGCCTTGGATGGGGCCCTCGCACACGCCCATGATGACGTTCGCGCTGTATTTGTACTGGGCGCCGCCGTTCTTGCCGCTGGCGCCGCCGAGCGCGCCGCCCTTGCCGCCGGATTTAATGCGGGTCGCCGTGAAGCCGCCATACCAGATCAGGTTGTCAGCGTTGCGGGAGGTGCCGTAGAGCACCGGCACAGGCAACCCCTGCGATGACGTCTGGATTTGCACGGCGGTGTAGACCACCGGCTTGGCACCAGTCTGCGGCGTCCCGAGTAGCGCGGCCATTCAATGCCCCCAGAGAGAGAACACCTTCATCGGCCTTGGCTTGCCCTGATCGGGGACGCGCTCGCTGATGGTGGTGAGCATTTGATTTGCCTCAGCGTCGTCCTCGAAAACGCCACGGCCGATAAAGGCGTGAATGACGCGAGGCCATGACGACACGATGCCGCCATGCGCGAAGGCGCGGTGAAACTTCCATACCACGATGTCCCCGGGGAGCGGCGCACGATCGACCTCAACGGCGAACTGCCTGATGAAGTCGGTGTATTTTTCTTCGTCGCGATTGAGGTGCCAACTGGGGCTGTACGCAGGCACAGCTACGTCATGAACCAACCCCGCCTCCTGAAACACCGCAACCAGAATCATGGCGCAGTCTGTTCCAACGCCTTTTATGGCAGCGCAGTGATGGTAGGGGGTTCCGAGCCACGTCCTTGCCATTTCCACAACGCGCGCACGTTGCTCTTGCTCCGCCTTGTTCGTCCGCGCTATCTCTGTGAATGTAGCATTGGATGGGAGCATGTATATGCCACTCACATGGACCGCTGAGGAGGACGCCATCCTCATAGCATCTTATCGCAACGGGGATAAACCCTACCTGATGACCGCCCTGCATGGCAGGACATGGAAGGCGATCAGGGGCAGGGCTCACAAGATCAACGCTTCTGGCACAAGCCATGCCGGAAAGAACCGGTATGAGCTGCTAGGCGAAATAGCGGTGCTTTCCCTTGATCGACGCGACGGGTCTACGCTGGGGTGCATGATCGACGCCGATCAATTGGAGCGCGTGCTAGCTGTCGGGAAATGGCGCGCAATACCAAGGACGGGGCGACCCGGCCTGTACTATGTACGATGCGGTAGCATCCTGATGCATCGGTTTATCCTTGGATGCGGGCCCGACGAAGAGGGCGACCATCTTCACGGCGACGGGTTGGACAATCGCAACAGCAATTTGAGAATTGTTACCCACGCGCAGAACGCGCAAAATCTGACGCGACAAACCACGGCCACCTACGGACGCAACGTAGGATTTAACAAGTCTCTTGGCTACTTTGTGTCACGGGTCAAGGTGGCCGGGAAAACTACCGTCAAATATTCCCGGACGCTTGAGGAGGCGGTGCGAAAAGCTGCCGAGCTCAAAAGCTTATTGCATCCGTTTCACGTCGTGGACCGCGATTAGATCGCCGTTTCGACTATTGGAATACGGTCCTCGCCTCGCCAGCGCGCGGTGTTCGCGAACTTCGGGCAACCGTTGGTCCCGGCAAAGGTCTTATCGCAGCCCGGGTAAATGTTGAAGGTGTCACCGATGGTCGGTGCGCTGGGCAGGGACATGAGGAGCGTGATCACCCCGGGGGCGCCGGCGGTGGCCAGCTTGACCGAGCGGGAAACGCCGTTCAGCACGCCGCTGGTGAAGGTCACCTTGCCCTGATTGAACTGGCCAGTCGGCGCCACGGCAAGGTTCGCGTTGATGGTGCTGACCGTCGAGCCGCCGGCGTCGGTGCAGGCGACGGCCAGCGCGTTCAGGTTCACGCCACAGGCGGTATCCCCGAGATTGTTGACGCAGCCGGCTTGGTAGAGGTTCCGCGGGAAGTCCTGATCGAGCAACTCCATGAAATCGTTGATGGTAAAGGTAGCCTTGGAACGGCCGACGTCCACTTCCGCGACTCGCCCGGTGAAAATGGTGACCGGCCCCCGGCGGGTGTCGCCAAAAGTCGGCATGAAGATGCGCTGCTTCTTGAGGATTGCCCCGTCGAACACGCCTTGCTGGCACGCCTGCAGGAAGGGCTGGCCCGAGACGGTGGCGCTGCCCGGCATGACGTCGAACATCATGGTCTGCACGCCGGTGCCCAGCTCCCACCGGGCGCGGCCGCGGTTGCCGTTGATATCGAAGTAGGGCCCGATCTGGATACCGCCGGCGGAGTAGACCTTGCCGTTCACGGTCAGGTCGCGATCGGCGTTGGTGTAGCGCGACACGGTGCCGCCGATCAGCGTGAACTCGTAAACGTCCGCGATGAACAGGTCCGAGTCCGAGGCCAGCAATGCGGAGAGGCGGGGGCTGATGGGCTTGGTCATTTCAGACTCGTGAATGAAACGCCCTTGAGCGACCAGATGCGTGAAACGAACTCCTCGAAATCCATATTGTCCTGATCGAAGGAGACGGGGAACGCATAGGTAAAGGTCGCCGTGACGGCCAGCCCCGTGGTCGGGGCGAAGGAGGAGAACGTCACCATGCCCGGGGCAGTAGAGCCCCATTTCTGCAGGACGTATTGGGTGCTGCCGTAGGTGGTGCCACCGACCACCAGCGAGCTGATCGCCAGAGGCCCGTAGATCGGCTCACTGAAGCCCGCCACCGTCGACCCGAAATACCGGATCAGCTGAAAGGCCCGGTTGGTGCTGTCGCCGGTTCCGATCGTGGACTGGCTGGCTGAGCTGTCCTTGGGGTCGGTGTAGAGGAAGCTGTCCCAGCTGCCCTGCCGGGCGCCAAAGAACCCCTCAAGCGTCTGCCATTCGGAGTAGAGCCCGACGGTGCCGCGGAGGAAGTTGTAGGTCAGCGACCACCGATGCTTCGGCCACGACCAATCCGCAATGTTCAGGCGCTTTCCCGATATGGCGTCCTGCGTGCGCGTCTGCCACCGCTGCGACCGGGTGACCGGCCAAGCGAGCCCGGGCAGTGTGGGGAAAGCGGCTGTGCTCATTTGCGCACCCTACGGCCAAGATCTTGGATGGTCCGCGTCGTCATGCGCGCGGTGTAATTGTTCTGGTTGAAGTGCGGTTGCAGCGCCGCCGCTATCTCCGCGGCGATTTCCGAGGCGCTGGGGCCCATGTTGGCACCGGCGCCATAGCCGGCCGCCTCAGCCCCTACGCCGCCGCCCCAGATCGGCTCCGGGCCGTTCTCGCCAGCCATGTACCACTTGCCGGCCGTCAGCGGGCCACCGTCAGCCTTGCCGCCACCGAACAGGGGCGCCAGCACCGCGCCCATGCCCGAGGCCGGCAGAGCCAGCCCCATGGCGCTCAGGATGATGTCCAGCAGCAACGCCTCTGCGACCGCCTCAGCCAGCTGCAGAGTCATCTTCAGCAGGGCGTGCCCGAGATTGTCGGTGCCGTTCATCCACTCTCCGAAGGCGCTGGTGATGCCCTGAGCGATGCCCCGCATTTCGTTCTGCACGGCCGTCATGTATTCCAGCTGCTGCGCCGCCCGGCCTGCTTCCGCGGCGTACTTCTTCAGCTCTGCGGTCTGCTTGGCGGTCAGCACGACATTGTTGGCGGCCGCGAGGTTGAGCACCTTCTGCTCTTGCTCGTAGGCGGTGGCCGCCTCAGTCGTCATGTTCAGCGTGTGCATCTGAATCTGGTAGCCCTCCGTGAGAGTACGGACGGCTTCGATCTGCTTTTGCACCTGCTTTTCACTATCGCCGGCCGGGGCGCCCGGTGGCGTAAATGTCGGAAGCCCTGAGCCCGGAAGGTTCTTCTTGTCGGTGCTCACTGCGTCGCGGTCGTCAGGGCTGCCTGAGGAGTTCCCCCCGCCACCGATAAGCGACTTCACCTGAGCGCGCCATGCGCCGAACATGGCAAGGTTCTTCTTGAGCCCCTCGTCCGTCTCCGCGTTCATGCTGTCGATTTGCTGGTGCATCACCGCGGTGGCGCCAGACGCAAAGGCCTTCAGCCCCAGATTGTTGATGTAGTCAGCCCGGGTCCCGGCGTCGTTTAGAGCCTTCTGCACAATTGCCGACATTTCGGCAATCTTGGTCATCACCATGACCACGATATCCACAATGGAATTGAGCGCGCTGGCGATCTGCTTGGCGTCGATGCTTTGGATAAAGCTGCGCATGGCGTCGATCGCAGCGTCGATCGCCGGCTTCATCTGCGAGAAAATGCGGATCGCGAGCCCGGCAAGGGACTGGCTCAGATCGTCAATCTTGTCGCCCGTCTCGCCCATGGCGTGCGCCATCTGGGCAGAGAGCACCACGCCGGCCTTGCGCCCTTCCTCAGCGAACTGACGCAGCCCAGCCGAGCCACCATTGAGCAGGGGAATAGCCTCAGCACCGCTGCGCCCCATCAGCTCCATGGCAAGGGCGGTCTTTTCCGCGCCGTTGCGGGCGCCGGCGAAGCTGTCCGCAATGTCATAGATCACGTCATTGAGCGGGCGCAGGTTGCCGGCCGCGTCCTTGAAGGACACCCCGGCTTCCTTGAACGCGGCGATCTGCGCCTTACCGCCCGAGGCGGCATTGTCCATGGTGCGGGCCAGCCGCTCCATGATCGAGGTCATCTGCTCAGCGCCCTGCCCGCTGATGATGGTCGCATACTGCAGCGCGGTCACCTGTTCGACGGTGAGGCCCAGCATTTCGCTGGTGCGCTCTGCCGTCTCGCCAATCTCCCCGAGGGAGGTGACCATCTGAATGCCGGCCTGCAGCGAGAACACGCCGACGATCGTGGTGCCCAGCGCGGCGAAGGTGTTGGTGACCGCCTTTACGGAGCGGTTCAGAACCACCAGCTCCTTTTCGACGTGCGCGACGCCCTGATCAACGCCCTTGGTATTCGCACCGAACTTTACTTCAACGTCGTCTGCCACTTTTCACTCCTCAAATTCGGGGAGCTGCTCAAGCGATTCCGCGAGCTGGTTTGCTGGGGCAGTCGGGTCAGGCGGCGCCCGGTAGCCAGCCAGACCGGCGGCCAGCACATGCAGGGGCGGGTGCTTTTTCCAGTAGCGACCGATTGCGTTGAACCGCGGCATCGTCATGTTCTCCGCAATGTCGTCCCACGTCATCGACGGGAAACAGGTCATCAGGTGGACGTAGGCATACTCCCAATCGTCGGACGTCCAGACCCGGCGATCGTTCAGGCTTCCCCCGGCGCCGTCTCCACTACCTTGCCACCGGAGGCGGTGAGCACTGCAATCAGCACCGAGTGAATGTTGGACATGTCGAGATTGTCCAGCAGGAAGTCGTCCGTAATTTCCTCCGGGTGGTTCCGGCGGAGGCTGGCGGCGATCATGTCGCGCACCATGGGGATCTGCGTCATCGTCAGCTGATCGTCACTCAGCGACTGAATAAAAGGCCCGAACTTTTCCAAAGCGCGAAAGTTGAGTGGCGCCGCGATAAAGGTGCGGTCCCCGATCGTCACTTCGTTTCCTTCAATCATCCTCCAGCCCTCATCCTTGCTTCCAGCATGTGCTGCTCTGCAACGCTCATACCACCGCTCGGATCAATGTCCAACGGGAGGCTTTCCACCCGCGAGAAGGTCGCCTGCTTGTTGAGGTTGAGCTTCCCCATGGTGTGCAGCAACTCGATCCGGTTGGCGCGTGCCAGCTCCATCGTGTCACAGGCGACCATGGGCATGGCGCGCTCAAAGCGGTAGCTGCGGATCTTCATCGTCACGAAGGCGAAATCGTCCAGCACTTCCTTCTCGGAGAGGTGCAGCGATTGCATAACGGCGGAGACGGGGGCGCCCATCAGAAGGTTCGAATAAACCAGCCGGCGGCGCTCCCCGTCGTTCATAGATCAGCTCACTTCCGCGAAGCTGTAGATGCCCAGCACCTCATTGGCATCAGTGGCGGCCTCGAAACCGAAGGTCGGCTTCGTATAGTCGTCCAGCTTGGTGGCAAGGCTGTAGTCCGTCGCCATGCAGTTGTTCAGCGACATGGTGGCCTTTTCAGTGCCCCAGAGGAACGCCGCCACCGACGTGAAGTTGCCGGTCTTGCCCATGGGCTGGTTGCTCATGGACACCTGCTGACCGCCGCTGGTGGAGTAGAGGTAGCTGGCCTTCAGGCTGGTGCGCGCCGCCAGTGAGCTGAACGTGTAGACGCCCAGCGTCGACACCGCATACTGATCGGCCGTCGGCACTGAGGCGGTGCTGACCTTGAACAGCGGAACGCCGTCAGTGGTGCCGTAGATGCCGAGGTCAGTGTTCCAGCCTGCGCCGTTCGCGGCCGTTGCCGTGAGCGCGCCGGTGGTGATGGTGATCGTTTCGTTCGCGATGTTGGGGAGCTGGCCGGTGGACAGCGTGCCGCCGATCAGGAGGTCATTGACCTGCCGTCCAGCAATGGTGCCCTGAGTGACCTTGCCGGTGACGGAGAGCATACCGGCGCTGACGTCAACCGGAAGCTGGTTCTGGCCGAACAGCTTCTTGACGTCGCGCTTGAAGTCGATGGTGATATCCTGCACCACGCCGAACGGCGAAACCGTCGGGGTAGTCTGGGAGGGGATGCCGTAGAAACGGCCTGCGCCGAATACCTTCTGACCAGCTTGAGCAGCCATAGTTCACTCTCCTGATGGGGGTGGCCTCCCGTCCGCCCCGTGTTGATCGTTAGCTCACCTTCGGGGTATCCGAAAGAGTGTTTGCCGGCGGCATGTCCGCCTTGATTTCGATCGACGCCCACGGCTCAGCGAGCAGCTTGCCCACGGCTTCCTGCAGGTGATTGTAGACGTCGGTGTTCCGGGTGATCACGCTGGCGTTGCTGATGTTCTCAGCTGCCCAGTTCTGGATGCGGTCGCGGATGGTGGTCATGTCGGTTTCCTATGGGTTGACCAGAAGCCGCACGGGCACGATAGCGCCGCATAGCCCTGAGGGATCTTCGTCGCCCATCACTTTGATGATTGCGCCTTCGACGCGGCAATCTATCACAACGCCGCCCAGTGTTTGAAGCCCATCATGGTCGGGTGCCAGCGCGCCCTCAATCGCGTCCAGCAATGGGTTGAGAACCTTGGACCCGGGGGTGTCTTTGTCGGGCACCCCGGGCGTCGAGCCGTCGGGGATCTTGGCGTAGATTTCGAGCTTCACTTCCCACGATTTCACCGGGCCCTGCCCGCGGTTCGCCCACGTGGCGTTCTCAAGCCCTTCCCACTGGCACAGCATGGGCAGGTCCGCGAGGCGGGCTGCAGGATCATCCCACGTGCTCTTCCACCGGCGGCTGTAGGTCTTGAACACAGTGCCGGCGGTTTCGAGCTGAGCCAGCAGCGCTTCGTAGACTTCCTCTCGGGTCACACCCATTTCGGCCTCCCGGCTTCAGTCATGCTGGCGATCAGCTGTTGCTTCATTTCCGCAAGCGACGATCGCAGGTAGGACCGCTGAGGAATTTTGCTGCCCGGGTGATTGACCCACATAGCGAACACGCTCTGGCCGCCGACCATGAAGTGCAGCGCCTTGGCATTGCGGGGCACGATCAGGTGCGGGCTGGTCTGGCCGCCATACTCATGGATGCGCGCATAGGGCACGCCTTCCGACCAGACGCGCCCGTAGATGGTATCCTGCGACTCGCGCATTTCGGCTTTGATCGACGCGAGCAGGCGGCCGCTGCGCACCTTCAGCACCGGGCCGCTGAGCTTGGCCCGAACGCGCCGCGCCAGCTCCTGCCCGTCCTTGACGATCGCCACGCGGAGACGCTTGCGCGATTCTTCGGTGAGGCGCCCGAGCTTCACGCTGGCATGGTCGATCAGCTCAACGGTGACTTCCATCAGGTGGCACCACCCTGCGACGGGTTGGGCGGCATCTGATTGCCGCCGGCCGGGATCGGGATGAGGTTGTCCGTCATGCCGATGTTGAAGCTTGGCGCCACGCGGTCGCTGTTGGCTTCCACCGCGATCTTCTCCGCCACGCTGACGCCGCCCATGTAGGGGGTGACGCCCGAACCGCGCGACCGGGCCAGCTGCTCAAGCTCGATCGCGAGCAGCCGGTAGTGCTCCGCCTGCACGCTGTAGTTTGTGCTGATGCCGCCCGGCACCGTGGTGTCCACCTTCCGGCTATACTGGGCGGCCAGCTGCTTGGCGCAATCCGCGGCAGCGCCGATCACCGACGATCGCTGGCTGATGGCGTAAAGGATTTCGCTGTCGTTCAGCTGCTGGTCGTTTTCGATGACGTCGCCCAGCCACCGGCGCACTTGGAAGAGCGGAACCGTGGCGATCTGAGCGGCGTTGTAGGTCCAGTTCGGGCGAAGGCCCACACGCATGCGACCGACGGTCACCGTGGTGATATTGCCAAGGGCATCGGTGATCGAGGCGACGTGCTGGTAAAAGCCGCTGAGCCCGGTGGTGTCGGTCTTGCCAATGCTGACTTCGAACTTGCCGTCCGTGCCATTGGTGACGAACGCGATCTGGCCGGCGCTCTTGGTTTTGGTGATCAGCGCGCCGCCGTCTCCGGTGGACTGGCAATACCACGTGATCTGGGTGACCGTGGAGATATCGACCGCAGCACCGGCACTGTCCTGCACCGTAAACACCGGGAACACGTCGTCCCCGGCAAAGGTCAGAAAATCCTGCTGAAACTTCGCGGTCATCAGACTTCTCCAAGAATGTCGGGTTCGGTGCTGGTCCCCAAGATGCCCGGCGCCGTAGACGCGCCAAGCAACTGCGATGCCGTTGATACACCGAACAGGCCCGCGTTGGTACTGGCCGCATATAGCGTCGGCGCGGTACTGCCGCCCAGCAAGGTCGGCGCGGAACCGATGCGCGTTCCCACCTTGACGGTCGGGTAGGCGAACTGAGGCGCCGCCGGGATGATGGTGCGGAACCGATAGCTGACAAAGCCCCAGAGCTGCGTGTCCCCGATCAGGGCGACCACGAACTTCTGCGCGGGCAATACAGCCTCGCCCTGAGGCTTGCGGGGCAGTCGTGGGGCCAACCCAGCCCACACAAGGTCCGCGGCCGCCTGCAGCGATCTGGGCGCCAGTGGCACCATGTTCGGCTGCTCTGCTCGCTTGACGCGGGGCGCCGCGACGTCTCCGCCGATCGACCAGCCTACCGGGGCGCTGGCAATGAGGTTGCCGAGAGCCGCTTCCCCGAGCGGGCGCCGACGCGCCGCAGGCATGTCAGCCTGAGCCACCCACGCATTGAGGACAGGCGCCGGGGTAATCAACTGGTAGGCAGTCGCCGGCGTCGGCCGTGGCTTGGGAGCATCGGTGACGATCGACCAGCCAGACGGCGTTGCGGCCGTGACCGGCACTGCCAGCGCGACTTCCGAGGCGGGCTTGCCCTTGGGCGCCTTCGTTTGCGGTGCGTCGATTCGCCACCCGTCTGGGTAGGTCACCACCACGGAGGAGTAGACCGCCAGCACAGGCTGATTGGCGCGCTGCAGGCCGGGCAGGAATGGCTTGCGAGCCGGGCCGCCCCAGACGTCGCCCCATGCGTTGGAAACGAACTGGGTCGGCACTTGCTGCACAGCGAGCTGGGCTTCGCCGTTCACGCGCGGGCGCACCGTTGCCATGGCCTCAACAATCCACGGCCGGTAGACGTTGGGCGGCACGACGGCCACAGCCACGGAGGCGTCAAGCTTGCGGCGCACAGGCAGGGGTGCGTCTGCAACCCACGCCGCAAATCGCGCAGCCGCGGGAACCGATAGCATCATGTCCGCCGGCGCCAGCCGAGCTCTCCGCTGAAGATCAGCTGGCTGGTCGAATGGAGCGTAGCCAGTGGCAACCGGCGTGGTCGCCGGCACAATCAGCTGCAGGTCGATCGCGCGCACGCGCTTGGGCGTCACCAGCTCAGTCGGGGCCACCGGCGCCAGCGTCGCCAACGCTTGCGGGCGCACCAGCGCAATGACGTCCGCGAGCTTCACACGGCGCTGCAACAGCTCAGGCTGCACCACCCACGGCAACGCCACGAAAGCGGCCGGGGCGATCGGCAGCTGGTCAGCCAGCACCATCTGCGGCCGGCGTGGCACCACGGGTCCGATGACGCGCACATGCGTGACCGTGACGACGGCCGCGGCTTCCACGAATGTCGGGCTGTCGGAAAAATCGAGATTGCGAGGGGGCAGGCGCGGAGGCAGGCCAGCGTCTGGCACCGCCACCCATGTTACGGTCGCGACAACGGCAGCGGTCAGCGCGGGGATCGCGCTGATCGGCAGCGTTGAAAGCGGCGCGAACCCTAGCATCCCATCACCCCGCCATTACCATGATCCAGCCGTCGCCGCCTTTGCCGCCGTTGTTTGCTGTTCCAGCGCCAGTGCATGTACCACCCCCACCACCGCCCGAGCCATATCCACCGTTACCTCCAAGGCCGCCAGTGCCACCACCACCGCCACCGCCACCGCCAGAACCACCTGATGTGAGCGGGGGCATGAGGATCGCTGTGTTGGGCAGAATAATCGGCTTGAGATTAAAGCCGACAAGCCCGGGAGGCGCAGCGGCACCGCCGCCAGTAACGCTCCCGGCTATTGCAGGCCATAAACCCGCAGCCGAGATATTGCCGCCAGATGCGGTGCCGTTGCCTCCGCCCGCCCCGCCTGTTGCAAAGATGCCAGATGCGCCCGGCGTCACGGCTGTTACTGCGCCATTTGCGGCAGCCGACCCGGCAGTGCCAGCCTGACCGGCGGTGGTAACAAACAGCCCAAGGCTCAGGAATGGCGGTGTGGTGACGGCGGCTGCGCCCGCAGCGCCAGCAGTATTTGTCGCCAGCCCGCCACCACCGCCGCCTCCAGCCTGCGACAGGATCAGGTTCTGCGTAGTCGTGTTGGGTGCGATGGACACGTAGGAGGTTGTGCCAGCAGCGCCAGCCGCCGCTACAGTCGCCCCAAGGCCACCAGAGCCCGGACGCAGATACAAGGTGTCGGGGATCATACAGGCTGGCACCCACCAGCGTGTGGCGCCGCCAGCGCCGCCGCCTCCGGGTGCTACCGTCAGAGCGCCAGCGTTCCCTCTACCACCGCCACCACCCGGAGCCTGCATCACAACAGCGACCCACGAACAGCCAGCGGGTTTGGTCCACTTCTGCCAGCCGCGCGTCGTCGTCGTGTCCAGTGACGCGAAGAAGAATTTGACGTCCGCCGTGCCCATACGGGCCAGTCCTTCAGGCCACATTATCCTGCCACCATCATGATCCAGCCGTCGCCACCGGCACCACCGTTGCCCGAGGTGCCAGCACCGGAAGCTGCACCGCCGCCACCGCCACCACCGCCGTACCCGGCATCCCCGCCACCACCGCCAGCGCCAGTCGTATGCCCGCCGCCGCCTGACCCACCAGAAGCAAACGGGGGCATCATAATTGCCGTGTTCGGGAGGATGATCGGCTTGCCGTTGAAACCGGGTTTGCCCTGCCCGCCAGAGGTGCCGCCGCCGCTCGCAATGGTAGGCCATGGGCCAGCGCCCGTGATCCGGCCGCCCTGCCCCGAGCCATTGCCGCCACCGCCGCCGCCCGTGGTAATGATGCCCGCGCCACCGGCGGTCAGGGCAGACCCGGACCCGTTGGCAGCAGCCGCGCCAGCCGTGCCCGCTTGGCCCGCAATGGTGGTGAACAGGCCGAGCGCGAGGAAGGGCGGTGTCGTGATGGCCGCTGCGCCTGCGCCGCCTGCCGTTGATGCCGTAGCTCCGCCTGACCCGCCAGCCTGCGAGAGAATGAGGTTTTGGGTTGTCGTGTTCGGGGCAATGCTGACGTAAGAGGTCGTCCCGGCATTGCCCGCCGACGTGACCGTCGTCTGTGCGGCACCGCCGACGCCGGGCCGCAGGAAAAGCGTGTCAGGTAGCAGGTGCGCAGGCACCCAGAGGCGCGTAAGGCCGCCTGAACCGCCGCCGCCTGAAGCAGTGGTCAGCGCGCCATTATTGGGCCTGCCGCCGCCTCCCCCAGCCGCCTGCATGATGATCATCACCCACGAGCAGCCAGCGGGCTTCTGCCAAGCGAACCAGCCGCGCGTCGTGGTGGTATCCCGCGAGGCAGCAAAGAACTGAAAATCAGCGGTACCCATCCGGGGCATACCTGCAGGCCACATAGTTCTATCCTGCCACTATGATGATGAAACCGTCTCCACCGCCGCCAGTGCCGTTGACCGGCGTTGACTGTGTACCGCCACCAGAGCCACCGCCGCCGCAGCCATAGCCGCCACCTTCCTGCGCATCGCCCCCTCTACCAATGCCTCCACCTACAGCAGTAGAGCCACCCGAGCCGGCACCGCCGCAAAAGACCGGAAGCATGAAAATGGCCGTGTTGGGGAGGATGATCGGCTTTAGGCCAAAGCCGCGACCACCACCAGCGCCACCGGTCCCAGCTCCGCCAGTGCGTGTCGGGAACAGCCCTGCGCCTGTGACGTTGCCGCCAGCTCCGGTGCCGTGCCCGCCGCCGCCGCCGCCCGTCGTGATAATACCGGAACCACCAGCGGTCACTGCCCCGCCAGCGGCATTTGCCACAGCCGCGCCAGCGCCGCCTGCCTGTCCGGCAATGGTGAAGAATAGCCCGAGCGACGCCCACGGTGTGGTCGAGAGCGCGGCCGCACCAGCCGACCCTGCGGTCGTGGAAATGGCGCCGCCGCCGCCCCCAGCTTGGGAAAGGATCAGGTTTTGCGTCGTGGTGTCTGCCGCGATTGACACATAGGACGTAATGCCTGCGCCGCCTGCGGTGTTCTGAACAGCGGAGCCAGTGCCGCCTTGCCCCGGACGAAGAAATAGCCGGTCGGGCAGGAGTGCTGCCGGGACCAGAAGGCGCGTCATCCCGCCAGAGCCTCCGCCGCCGCCCGCCGTGGAGGCCGCGTTCGCTGCCGCGCTACCGCCGCCGCCGCCTGCCGCCAGCACAAAAATGAATACCCATGAGCACCCGGCAGGTTTGTCCCACACCTGCCAGCCGCGCGTGGTGGTGGCGTCATGGGAGGCGAGGAACACCTGAACATCAGCCGTCCCGAGGCGAGGTAAGCCAGTGGGCCACATAGCGCTACTCCCAGAAGGCGACGGGCTCAGGGGGAGTTGGGTCAGTCCACCATTTCGGCTTGGGCGCGTCCACCTGAAGCGTCGTGTAGGCCTCAATAGCCTCCGCCACCGGGGCGCCGTCCATATGGAAGAACTGATTGAACCCGTCGGCATCGCTGGGCCGGTAGGCGTAGGCCTTGCCGATCTCTGGCACGTCGATCTGAACGATCCACCACATTTTAGTATTTCCCCGCCACAGTTGTGACCGCGTAGCCGGTTCCTGCCGCGCCAGTGCTGGTGCCGAAGGCGATGATCAGGCGATAGCCCGGCATCATCGGCAGGTTGAGGGGGATTTCGTAATGGTTCTGCGCCACCGTGTTCGAGGTAGTGATTACCGGGAGCGTCAGTTCCGCAATCATCGCGGTGTTGGCGGCAGTATTGGTGGTGCCCATGGTAAATGCGGCCGCCGTCGCCACCAGAAAGATGCGAGCAACGGTAGCGGCGGGCGAGCCCACAGGCTTCAAGATTACCTTCTGGACGAAGCCGCCCTCATTCGCATCAGCGACGAAAATCTGGGTGGCCGAGGTCGAGGACGATGTACCGTCCTGATTGGTGTTTGCCGTGGGTCCCACGACGGCACCGGCGACCTGAAGGTCTGCCGTGCGCGTGTAGATCGGGTCGGTATTCGCGGCCATGGTTTAGCGTCCTTTCAGAGCATTGCGGCGCCGAGGCGCATCTGTTCAATCCGCCCGCGCGGGAGGAGGTCCTGTTCCCATGTGCCGGGGATGGTGATGAACACGTCCTTGACCCCGACGGCGAAATCTACCGCCGCATTGGCGTTGCTGGAGGCATACACCCGTGTGCGGGCGAGGTTCGTGTTCGCGGTCAGTGTGCCGACGCCCACCTCCCACTGCCCCGTGGTGCCGACAATCGTGTAGGGAATGCTCGGCGCCGAGGAGCCGAGGGCGGCTTGGAAGGTGCGGTAGCCAGCCGTCGTGTTGGCGACACCCGGCAGCGTAAAGTCTCCGGTGCCGGTGGAGGAGGCGCTTTCCAGTACGCGGTCGGCAAAATTCATCGTCGCCTCACAGGTTGTTCCAGAAGCGCTGCTGCGCTTCCCACCGCTCGATCTTCTTTTCGATGGGGTCGCAGTCCCCCAGCGTTACGCACTTCGGGCAGATCAGCCCCATGCACCGCTTGCACAGCCCGCCGATATTTGCCGGGTCAGCCCCGAACGGCACCGCCACCACGAAATTGCAGTGCTGGCACGTGAAGCTTGAGACTTCCTTGGTCTTGTCCGGGTCTTGGTAGATGAACGTCCCGGCCTGTGACCCGTAGGCCCGGATCCTGTTGCGCAGCATCAGAACGTCTCGTCCTCGATCACCACCAGATCAGTGTTCAGCTCCAGCACGCCGGTCTGGTCCAGCGACGGGTTGAAGTTGGCGGAGAACGCCGTGTCGTTCAGCTCATCCGGGCAGGACAGGCGCAGCACGTTGCCGCTGACCTTCCCTTTGATGAACTGCGGCCACTCGTTCCGGTTGAGGTTGTTATGCAGCCCGGCTGCAGCGGCCTCCCAAGCCATGCCCTTGGTCACCATCACGCCGATGTCGGTACGCCCGCCAGCGGCCGCGCTGTAGCCGATGATCAGCCATCCGTCCCGGTCCACAGTGTCGCCGGCCGTGCCCAGCGTGAAGGTGATGATCTTGCTCATTCGTTTCTCCCTTTTGAATATGAAAAAGGGGCGGCAGTGATACACGCCGCCCCTTGTCTCTGTTCCCCGGCAACCAAGCGCTATTCCTGAAAGGTGAACTGACCCGTCGCAGCGCCGGTGTAGGTGGTCGAGAGGCCGCGGAGCAAGAGCCCGGCGGAAGCGGTGGCAGGGGCGACGATATACTGGCTTTCCTGCGAGGCGACCCAGCGAAGCGTGCCGCGCTGGTTCACCGCCACGTTCCACAGCGAGCTGTTCGCAGTGATGGTGCCCTGCTCAGTGGTCGAGTTGATGCCAGCCTGCACCACGGCTGCCGAGTCGGCCGGGTCCAGAGCCGTCGGGGTCCATGCGGTGTAAGCGCCGGCGCCCGAGGCGGTGAAGCGGCTGACGTCCCACTGCACGTAGGTGTCGGTCGCGTTGGGGTTGCCCGACTGGCCGACCATGATTTCGAAGATCTTGGCACGGCGCACGGCGCCGGTGGTCGCGCCCTGCACCAGTGCGGCTGTCTTGTACGAGGAAGAAATCGCGGACTGGCTGCCCGGGACTGCATAGTAGGCCATTTCAGTCTCCTTTGAGGTTTACGACGTTCGCCGCAGGCGGGGCAGTTGCCCGTTCCGGCGGCGCCAAAGCCGGGTCACGATCGCCCGTCCAAATCTGCTGCTGGTAGTCGATGTCATCCAGCGCACCGGATAGGTAGGCGCGATCGTGTTGCGCCTTGGCGATCGTGTTGTCCAGATCGGCCAGCCGGGCCATCAGCTCACGCCGACGAACTTCCAGCTTGCGACCGAACGGGGTGCTGAGGTTGTAGCCGTAAAGCGGGGGCGGCTGCAGGATATCGCTTTCCATGGGCGCGTAGACGCGCACAGCATATTGCTGTTCCGCCAGCTCAATGAAGTGCTGCATGCCGGGGCGCTGCAGGACGTACTCATGACGGCTGGACATATCGAGCCCGAAGAGCCCGATTTCCGTGTAGCGCTCAGCCAGAGCCAGCGCCATCATCCATGCCGGGGTGGAGCTGAAGAACAGCCGGCCGAACTGCTTGATCAGGTGGTCAGCGGGCAGCGTGTGGTTCGCGTGGGGGAAGAGCCCACGGTCCTGCACCACCAGCTCAAAGTCGCCGGCCTTGGCGGAACGGTTGAGCCAGTCGATGTAGCCGCTCCAGTCCTCACCGCCCGGCATGCTGAGGTCGCCGTGGATTTCGAAGAATCGCGTGATGCGTGGGAGCACCCCGCCAGCGTTGTCAGGCGAACAAGCCCAGATATCCACCCCAGCGTCGCCGTAAGGGGCGAGCATCTTGGATGACGGGCAGGTTCCAACAATGGCGAGGCGCTTGCTCATTGTGCAGCGTCCTTGTCGTGGCCGTTGCGCAGGTGGAGCGGGGTGTAAGCCGGCAGCTCCTCGATCAGCTCGTCCATGGGGGCATATACCTGCGCCTCAGGAATGGGCTCCAGCGCCGAGTAGCTGGCCGCTGGCGGCGTCGGCACCAGTCCGGGGTCAACCGCCAAGGGCTCACCGCGGGCGACCTTGCCAGCCGCGTCCTCAAAGCTGCCCAGATCGACGTCCAGCTCAATGCCGTCAACCCACGTGCGCTGCATGTAGCGCAGCTGCTCAAGCGCGCCGTCGAAGTACTGAAGCTCAAGCTGCAGGGAGCTGAACTGCTGGCGCTTCATGTTGGCCGCGGCCTGCACCTGCTGGATCACCGAATTGATCCGGCGACCGAAGGGCGTGCCTTCCCAGTAGCCATAGAGTGGGGTCGGCGCCGCGAGGCAGCTTTCGAACGGCACGTGCACCTTGATGCCATGGTTCTCAGCCCATTCGCGGAACCACGTGCACCCGGCGCGCTGGGCGCTGTAGTGCTCCTGATCCGCAGCCATATCGACGCCGAACAGCGCAATCTCATCGGCGCCCCGGGCGATCGCCACCGCCATCATGTAGGCGACGCTGGAAGTGAACCAGTTGCGGGTGCCGAAGTGTTTGATCATGTCGTCAAGCGGGTAGGGGATCGCCTTGGGAACGTAGGTGTTCCGCTTGCCGCCGACTTCAGTGCCGGCCTCAGGCATCACCACTTGGAAGATCCCGGCGTCGCTCTTGGCCTTCAGCCACGCGAAGAACGGCTCCGCCATTGCGCGGTTCTCGGGCGCCAGCATTTCCGCCAGCATGTGCATTTCGAACCACATATTGACCCGCGGAAGCTGGTCCACGTTGCCGGCCGAACAAGCCCAAATCTCCCACGATTTGTCATCGTAAGGTGCCAGCATCTTGCTGGTCGGGGCTGTGCCTACAATCGCGATCTTCAGAGCCATTTGGGGGTTCCTCTCCCTGTAATGCGTCACCAGTGACGGCTCAGCATTACAGGGACCGGGGAGACGTATCAATCAGGTGGTGGCGCTCAGCGTGACACCGCCCACAGGGGCGCCGCCGGCGGTGCTGTCGGGGTAAACGTCCACGATCGTCCATTTTGCCGTGGACAACCCGCGCAACGTAATGCGCTGCGAATAGGTGGACTTGATCACGGTGTTGGTGGAGGCGTCGAACGATGCACCCGCGGCCGCCTTGATGAACACGCCTGAGGAAACCGTCAGGTCGAATACCTTGGTCTGCCCGGCGGACGGCAGGTCAGCCATGGAGAAAATGCTGATGCCGCTAGAAGCGTTGATTGAGGCAATGCCCTCAGCGCCCAGCGTCTGCGTGCCGGCGGTGCTGTAGGCCACTCGCGAGCCCGGGCCGTACTGATAGACGCCGCCCAGAAAAAGCGCTGCCGCGGCGATCTTGCCCTTGAAGCGCTGCATAATTCCGTTGTTTGGCATTTTCCCGTTTCCTCTGCGTTAGCTGTTGATTCTTGGGGAGGTAACCGGGAGCCCGACGATCCTAGTTGGCGGGATCGCCCGGCCCCGAGCCGGGCGCGAACGCCTCAGCCTGTTCCTTGGTCAGTCCTTCAGCGAGCAGCTGCCCCTGAATGATGTCGTATTTGCCGAAGCCCTTGCTGATGATGTGCAGGGGGTTCGGCGCAAGCGGGTAGAGCACGATGTAGCCATTGTCGATGAGGGACTGGCGGTTGTTCGTCGGCATCGCCAGCACCTGATCCCGGGTCAGCGTTTCGCCGTTGCGCACTGCCTGAGTGCCCAGCGTGAACACGCGACGAACCGTGGCGCCACCGATGTCCTTGTCCTGCACGATCATTGCCAGTCTCCCTGAAATTGGTGGCCGGTTCTCACGGCCGTCCGGGGTAGAGCCCCCCGGTGGCATCAGTCAGCCGGTGCTTACTGGAGCACAATGCCGTTGAAGAAGTAGCCGAGGTCGGAACCGACCACCTGCATGTCGAAGGCCATATCCGCTTCGTTGCGGATGGTGCCGAGGCCCAGCCAGTTCATGGGGATCTGAGCCATGCGGACGCCCAGAGCATTCATGCCGGTGAAGCCCTGCCAAGCGAAGGTGTAGCCGGCGGTCGGCTCCATCAGGCCGGGCGACGGCGCCGCGTAGCAGAGCAGCGCGTGCTTGCCCATGGCGAAGCTCATGCTGGCCGCCACGTTTTCAGCCGCGGTGTTGTAGACCGCACGGCTGACCAGCACGCGCTCCACGTCGAACGCAGAGGCGAGCAGCTCAGCAGTGATCGTGCCAGAGAAAGTTTTCTGGGTGTACTTGATGCGGTCCACGATCAGCGGGTGCTTGCGCAGCGCCTGATACACGTTCCAGCTCAGCACGAGAGTGTTGGGCAGGTAGCCGGTGTTGTTCAGAATCGTGGTCTGGCCGACGGCGATATCGGTGAAGGGGTCGCCGTTCGCGTCGTCGTCCCAGTAAGCCGGGGTGGCCGAGCCGGGGGTGCCGTTGGCAGTCCCGGTGACGTCCGTGCCCCACTTGCCGGTGGTCATGTACTTCGTCATGAAAATGCGGTCGCGGCGAATGAGCAGCTTCTGCATCAGCTGGCGGGTCGATGCCACGTCAAGGTCCACCGACGGATCAGCGTTGGCGCGCACCTGCGGGCCAATGTCCTGATGCAGCGCGTAGACGTCTGCGGTGTAGGTCTGGGTCGTCAGGTTGACGCCCGTGCCGGCCGACTCCGTGGCGTCAGCGCGCTTCTGCGCTTCGTCGCGGAAGAAGTCAGCCTTGGACCACACGAAATAGACGTCCGTGCGGTGCTGGACTGACACCATCGGGAAAACCTTGTCAGCGATGTAGGCGTCCTGATCCTGCACGTAAGCCACGCTGATCTGGGTCAGCGCGGCATTTACGTGGACGTCTGAAACGGTCGGTTGGGGCATTTAAGTCTCCTGCTGCCTCACGCTGCGGCTAACGCCCAGCCTTGGTTCAATTGATCGGTTTAGGCGACGGAACCGCCGCCCAGACCGAAGCCATAGATTGCCGCGGTAAACACTGCGCCGGCCGACGGCGGGGTTTCCAGCGCGATGCCGCAGGCGTTGACGCCAGCTGCAGAGCTGTAGGCCACCATGTTGCCCGAGCTGTCGGCCATGATCTTCAGGCCGGCGACCACGGTGGTGGTGCCGCAAACGACCTTGGACACGCCGAAGATCAGCACGTCAGCTGCATCGCCCACGGCGGGCTTGTTCTGCAGGACGCCGTAAATCTGCTGGCCCGAGACGGTGCAGCCGAGAACGGTGCGGTCAGCCACGGTCGAGAGACGCACCGCGGCGAACTGGCCGGAACCCGAAGGGCCAAGGCGCGTTGAGCCCGAATAGGTGCTGTTGCGGAAGTCGGCGCCAGAGACGGTCTGCGCGCCATCGTGAATGCTTGGGCCTTCAGTTGCCATTTTCGTCGTCCTTCGCGTTACGCGATTGATGGGGAACTGGAGCCGACCGACCGGAGGGAGGAGGAAACCGCCCGGTCGGCGCCAGCTTCGGCCGCATTACTGCAGCTTGGGGGCGGCTTCCTGCTTGTGCTGGGCGACCAGCTCACGGTTGGCCGGGTCGGTGTAGACCTTGGCAAACGCCTGTTCCGGCGTCAGTTCGGGCTTGCTCTTGCGCATTTCGGCGGCCAGAGCGGACAGGCTGTCGTAGGCCTTGCCGAAGGTGATCTGCTGCGAACCGAACTCGCTGAACAGCTTGCTGGTTTCGACCTGCTTGGAAAGCGCCTTCACGACGTCCTGCTGGCGGGCTTCGAAGAGCTTCTGCGAAACGACGTCGCCGGCGTAGGCCTTGCGCATCAGCTCGCCATCGCCCGGGGCGGTGAGGCCCATTTCCGCGGCGCGCTTGGTGAAGTCAGCCTGAGCCTTCTCCAGATCGGCCTGATCGAGCCGCTTCCGCAGCTCAGCATTCTCAGCGAACACCTTGGCAATGTCGGCGTCGCGCTTGGCCAGATCTTCAGTGACCACCGGGTCGGCGGCTTTCTTGAAGGGGTTGGCCTTCATGTGCGCGTCGCGCTTTTCGTCGTCCATGCCCTCGAAAGCCTTCTTCGTGGCTTCGTCGCAGTTGTCGTAGAACGCCTTGTGCGCCGGCGTCATCTTGAGGACGGCGATCTGGCTATCACGCTTGGCCAGCTCCACCACGAAAGTGGCGGTAGCGGTGGTGACTGCATCAGCGGCAGCCTTGGCAATGGCGGCTTTGATTTCTTCGGGGTTCATTTCCACGGCTCCTGTTGAGGGGGTTTCGTCGCGCTTCATCAGCAAGACCCGCACACCTTCGCCGGCGCCACGATCGACGCTGGACACTTCGGTGATCTTCAGGTCTTTCAGAATGCGGGGCATTGGTGGGTTCCCGAGTGCGCCAACTCACTTGGGACAAAGGGATTAACCCCGGGCAAATTTCTTGTTAAATAGCCTTTCGCAACCCTGATACGAAAGCGACCCATGAGCGGCCCCGGCTGGACCATCGAATCGCTGACGGTGCTGAGCCTGTTCAGGCAAGGCGACAAGCTCTACGGGTACGGGGTGCACAAGCAGACCCAGCTGGCGATCGGCACCGTGTTCGGCATCCTCAAGCGCTTCGAAGGCGAGGGCCTGCTGGCCAGCACCATGGAGAGCGTTGACCCCCGCCTCTCCTCCCGCGTGCCGCGGAACTTCTACAAGATCACCGACGCCGGGCGCGACACACTGCGCACCATCAGGGAGCTGTGCTCTACCTGAAACAAAAACCCCCGCCGGTGAGGACGGGGGTTTCGATGCCGGTCACTGTCTCAGTGCGGCTGTTAAGCGCCGGCGCAAAGGTACTTACCAGAAGCGCCCGGACTGAAGCCAGCCCCAATAAACGACATGTGCCGCTTACTCGATGCGATGAAGGCCCGGAACGGTGCATCATGTGCCGCCTCAGCGGCCCGGTCGCGGACGACATGATCGAGGCGCAGGTGCAGGTTCGCTTCCGGCTGCCAGAGCTTGCCGATAGGCGAGAAGAGCTGGACGAGAAACTGCCAGACGATACTGAAGAACAGCGTTACCACGCGCATGCGGCTGGGCCACGGATCGAAAGCCATTTGAAACCTCCTTGTTGACGGAGGCCAGAATGCACGAAACCCGCCACCCTTGCAATCAGGTGACGGGTTCCGCGTTGGTGGCTTCGCAGCGTCCTCTATGGGTGCCCCGAAGGCGCCTCCCGTTGGCCCGCTATCCACCCAGTCGCTCGGGTGTATGGTTTTCAGTATGGGCATATCGTGATTCTTGTCAACCGGGTTTGTTTACTCGCCAGAGGCGCGGGCAATGCGCCCGATCTGC